CTGGAGTGGTAGCCTTGATGCCTTTGCTGCTATGTGTAAGCTACGCTGTGCCCCTGACACACAGTATGAGTCACGTATTGTAGCTGACCAGATCAGTGAGAAGATGGGTGAGTTGTTCCCTGTGAGTTGGGATGCTTTGATGAAAGGAGAGAGTGATGAGTGACGAATCTTTCACACTAGCCCTACAACATGTGACAGAGCATGAGAACGGAGATGCTACCTACACCTTTGATATGAGTGAAAAGGCACGAGATGCTATCGTAGAAGAGGGACTGAAATTGATGCTATACTGTGGTATCTGTAAGGTAGACATTCAGGATGTGTATGACTGGATACTTAGGCAGGGTGAAACCACTGAGCCTCACGAGAAACCAGATACTATCTGGGTAGACTTCAACGATGAGGGTGCAGTTATTGCTGGCGGTAAAGGCCCAGCTATCTATGCTGGTGAGACTACATACGTTAAAGCAAGCACCCAAAGCAAACTACCTGAGGGTAGACGCCCACTGTCTGACGACTGGTTCAGGGAGAAAGCCTACGCCTTTAGTTACGACGATATCAGACCAATGGATGATGAAGAAAGAAAACGTGCTAAGGAACGAGAGGAAGCAAATAAATGTACACCGTAGAGTTTGAACCTGACTCTGCAATCATCACATCACTAGATGAAACTGCAGAGTTTGAAGATATACGTGTAATTATTGGCGATGATTCAGCCGTATTCCTTACACAGGAAGATGAAATACTAGGCGAGAATGTTATCGCCATATCATATCAACAACTGCTTGATTTAATGGCTGCACTTCGTAGCCCAGAAGGTGCTTTCTACGCAAGACTACAGAATGGGGGTGGGTATGGAAAAGCTTAAAGCTTACATGGATAAACATAAGATGGACGAAGAAGAAGTATTGAAAGCGTTGCGAAGTTACATCAACGACAAAGAATTTTATGAGGCACTTGACGCACGGTATAACAATGATGTAGATAATGGTTGGGAATATTGGCACGATGGTGATCTTTAGGAGAAGACATGATACTAACACTGGACGTAGAGAACACCGTTGTCGAACGCAACGGGAAGATGCACCTTGATCCATTCGAGCCAGAGAACACACTAGTTATGGTGGGTATGCTGGATGAAGACGGGAACGAAGACATTGTAACATTCGATCACTCTGAGCATACACCTACACATGAGGGGAGGCGCATTGTCCAAGACAAGTTGGATGGCACCTCCCTTCTAGTTTGTCATAACGCTGCACACGATCTTGTGTGGCTGTGGGAATCTGGCTTTACATACGAAGGTGCAATAGCAGATACAATGCTAATGGAGTACGTGCTACAACGTGGACAGAAAGAACCACTGTCTCTTGAGGCATGTGCTGAACGCTACCAGCTAGCGACACAAAAGCAGGACACACTGAAGGAGTACTTCAAGAAAGGTTATTCAGTACGTGACATACCACACGATGAATTATCCACGTACCTGTCTGCTGACTTGTCTGCCACTCAACAACTGTTCATGCGATTGCGTGATCGTTACAGTACAACAGATGCATCGTTGAATAACACAATGCTGCTGACAAATCGTATTGCCTTGCACCTTGCTAAGATATACCAGCGTGGGTTCAAGGTTAATCTTGATGCATTGGAAGATGTTCGTCAGGAGTTTGAACAAGAGAAACAGCAGCTACTACGTGATCTTGAAGAGCATGTACGTGAGATAATGGGTGATCGCCCAATCAATCTTAACTCACCAGAGCAGTTGTCTTGGGTGATATATAGTCGTGCAGTACAAGATAAGAAGGTGTGGCCGAGTCTGTTCGAGGGACGTATGGACGACACCGAGTTTCGTAGTACAGTCAAGCGTCACTCTGAAGTATTGTACAAACAGAAGGCACACCAGTGTACTGCCTGCCAAGGTAACGGCAAAGTGCACAAGACAAAGAAGGATGGAACACCGTATGCAAGACCTAGCAAATGTCCCGAATGTAGCGGGTCTGGTTTTCTTTTTGTGGATGATCATCGCAGTGTGGCGGGGTTGAAGTTCAATGCGCCAGATCAGAAATGGATTAGTGCGAATGGTTTCAGCACAAGTAAAGATAACCTTACCTTCCTCGAAGGTATTGCAGTATCTAGAGGCATGGAAGATGCTGCTAAGTTTTTACGCAGAGTACGCAGGCTTTCTGCTGTTGATACTTACCTGTCGTCTTTTGTCGATGGCATAGCAACACACACTAAGCCTGATGGTATGCTGCATGTACGATTGCTACAGCATCGCACTGCTACGGGGCGTCTGTCTGGTGCTGATCCTAACATGCAGAACATGCCACGTGGTGGTACATTCCCTGTTAAGAAAGTGTTTGTGTCACGTTGGGAAGGTGGGCAGATCATGGAAGCAGACTTTGCACAGCTAGAGTTTCGTGTCGCTGCGTATCTATCACAGGACAACACAGCCATTGACGAAGTGTCTACAGGTTTCGATGTGCATAGCTACACCGCCAAGATTATCACAGAGGCAGGACAGAACATGTCACGTCAGGAAGCTAAGGCCCACACCTTTGCACCTTTGTACGGTGCTAGTGGCTTTGGACGTACACCTGCAGAGGCTGCATACTATCAACAGTTTACTACCAAGTATAACGGTATAGGTAAATGGCACGAGGCATTAGCAAAGGAGGCGCTAAGCACAGGCAAGATTACTACACCATCTGGCAGAGAGTTTGCTTTCCCTGATGTACAAAGACGTAGGTATGGTGGTGTGACATATTTCACACAGATCAAAAACTTTCCAGTACAATCGTTTGCTACTGCTGACATCGTACCTATTTCTCTTATATACATCGACAAGCTACTCGAAGCTAACAAGCTACAAAGCTGCATCGTTAATACTGTACATGACAGTATCGTGATTGATGTTCATCCAGATGAAGTGGATATGGTATTGAAAGTTATTGACACTGCTAACCGCAATCTGCTAAAGATTGTAAACAACAAGTGGCAGTTGGACTTCAATGTACCACTACTTCTTGAAGCTAAGATTGGCCCTAACTGGCTTGACACAAAAGATGTGGCATGATATAACTACCGTCCGTTTGAAAAAGGAGACACACAAATGAACCAAGTTGCAACACTAGACACTAACAACTATGCAGCAATGGCTAAGGCAATGGGCATGTCTGTTGACACCAGTGCCAAGGAAAAGACAAGCACTCTTGCACGTCTTCGCATCAACCATAACCCAATCATGGGTGAGGCAGATGTGAATGGCAAGAAGGTGAAGATGGAAGTAGTTGGTGCTGGCACGTACAAGCTGGACATTCCAGATGGTCCTACATACTACGCAGAAAGTGCGGTGATTAGACCCTTTATTCAACGCTTTATGTACAAGCGTTTTATTATGGGTAACGATAAGGCACCTAACCGTTACATCAAGACTGTCATGGGTGACAACCTGAACACAGACATGAAGGACAATGACGGTGGCTTTAACTGTGGTAAGCCTGCTGGTTACATCCAAGACTTCAAGGCATTGCCGGAGAAGACACAAGACTTGATCCGTCAGATCAAACGTGTTCGTGTTTTGTTTGGTACTGTAGAGTTGGTCAATGCTGTTGATGAACAAGGTAATGCTGTTAATGTTGAGCCTACTGCATTTATCTGGGAGATTGAGAACCGTGATGCATTCAAGACTGTTGGCGATGTATTCAACAAGCTTGGCAAGATGCGTCGGCTACCTGTTCAGCATACTATCCTTGCTGGTACACAGGAACGTAAGCTACCTAATGGTAACTCTTTTTACTTGCCAGTTGCAGAGTTGGACATGACAAAGACACTGGATATGGACAACGGCACACAGGAGAACCTAGCAAACTTCCTTGGGTGGGTAGCAAACTACAACCAATACATACTCAATGCTTGGGATGAGAATGCCCACAAGTCAGAGGACATAGACACTGACATGGTAGAAGACTTTGTTGATGTGGATATGGAGGACTTTGCATAATGAACCATCCCGCTGAACTGAAGCTGCATCAGTATCTGGAAGACGCTGCCAATGGCAAGTCGTCTATCTCTGAGGCAACGATTGAACGTATTGCCACAGACGTAGCAGATGCTGTTCGTCGCCAGTTCGGTGGTGGACGGGGGAGTGATGGGTTTAGATTGCGTATGTCTAATATTGGCAGACCAACTTGCCAACTCTGGTTTGAAAAGAACAAGCCGGAGACATCACTCCCCAAGCCCAATTCATTCGTAATGAACATGATGTTGGGTGACATTGTTGAAGCGGTATTCAAGGGGGTGCTGGTTGAGGCTGGCATCCCCTTTGGTGAGGCTGAGCATGTGACACTTGATCTTGGAGACACAAAGATCAGTGGCACATATGACCTCACATTGGATGGTGCAGTAGATGATGTGAAGTCTGCATCGGACTGGTCTTATCGTAACAAGTTTGACTCATACGAAACACTTGCTGCTGGTGATTCCTTTGGTTACGTAGGTCAGCTAGCTGGATATGCCAAGGCATCTAACCACAAAGCAGGTGGTTGGTGGGTAGTCAACAAAGCCAATGGACATTTCAAGTACGTACCTGCTGATGGTATGGATGTTGATTGGGAGATATCAAAGATCAAAACAAACGTAGCCAAGATAAACGACAACGAGTTTGAACGTTGCTTTGAACCAGAGCCTGAGACATTTAGAGGTGTACCAACAGGCAACACTGTGCTAAACAAGAACTGCACGTTCTGTGATTACAGATATGAGTGTTGGCCTACGCTACAGGAACTACCAGCACAATCATCGAAGGCACGAGAGCCAAAGATGGTTGAGTATATATCGTTAAAGGAGTAACACATGCTAGGTGATGATGAAATCAAAGAGATGAACGAAGAAATCAAAATGCTTGAGGAACAACTTGCAGAACGACGAAGACAAATTAATGAAGCGAAGTATGGTGGACTACGTGAAGCAATTGCAGCACGCAAGTCTGCTGACAAGGCCATTCTTGAAGAGCTAAAGAAGCTAGGCTACTCTGTGTATCGTAGTAACTGGATGTTCTAATGAATGGCAGGCAGTTTAAAGCTGCCCTAAAGCACGGGTATAGGAGTGGTCTTGAGATAAAGATCAAAGATAGCCTGAAGGAACAGAAGATTCCCATCAAGTACGAAGCCATCAAGATCGAATGGGAAGATCTTATGTACCGCACCTATACCCCAGACTTCGTGTTGCCAAACGGTATCATCGTTGAAGTAAAGGGCAGGTTCACATCAGACGATAGGCGTAAGCATTTGGCTGTGAAGAAGCAGCATCCCAATGTTGATATTCGTTTTGTGTTCGAAAGCAGTAGACGTAAGCTTAGCAAAGGTGCTAAGACTACATACGGTCAGTGGTGTGAGAAGCATGGCTTCCAGTATCACGATAGGATAATACCAGAGGTTTGGTTAAAGGAGAAAGGTGAGGATACACATCCTGATCTGATCAAGTTTCCACACCCAAAGATTAAAAGGAGCTAACGTGGAAGACGAAGATATTCTGTTGGACTTTGAGGCTAACGATTTTCTCATTCGACTAAACCCAATCACAGATGAGAATGGTGAATGGAATGGTGACGTGGCAATTGGTGTTATCACTACACCAGAGAATGACCTTGACGAAGAAGACTTTGATGGCATGATGTATCTCACCATGATGGTGACTGCTTCACTACCTTTGATGGAAGACAGCGTTGAGTTTCGTACCAAGCTACAGCACTACGTAAAGAAGTTGCACGGTGATGACAAAGATGTTAAACCTAAACCAACGTCAGAGAAAATTGCTGACAACGTAATCAAATTAAAATTCTAGGAGACTACATGTTTGACCCCGTAAACAAACCAGAACACTACAACATGGGCGAGATTGAATGTATTGATTACATTAAGCAAGTACTTGGCCTTGAAGGTTTCATTGCATACTGTCGTGGCAACGCAATGAAATACCAGCACAGGGCCGAGTACAAAGGCAAGTACCTAGAGGATATGCGTAAGCATAACTGGTACAGCAATAAGGCCACAGAGGCATTAGAGGAATTGTATGCTAGTCAAAGTATTTCTGACACTTGAAATTGATGAAGACGAATACCACATGCCTGTTGATGGCTTCATAGATAATGAAGTTACCGAGGCGTTACATGAGTTTGTCTATGACATTGATGGCATGGACATTAAAAACATTAAGATTGTATCGGAGTAACTAAATGAACAACTACCTACCAACAGACTACCAAGCATTCATTCACACCAGTCGTTATGCTAGGTGGATTGAAGAAGAAGGGCGGCGTGAAAGCTGGAGCGAGACAGTGGATCGCTACATGGATAATGTAGTAGCACCCTTGCTAGATGATGAGAGTGGGTGGAAACCCTACGAAGAAATCAAAGAAGCTATTCTCAATCTAGAGATCATGCCTTCAATGCGTGCCATGATGACTGCTGGCCCAGCATTGGAACGTGACAACACCGCAGGCTACAACTGCAGCTACTTGCCAGTAGACGATCCAAAGTCGTTTGACGAAGCAATGTTCATTCTGTTGTGTGGTACAGGTGTAGGCTTTAGTGTTGAACGCCAGTTCATCAGCAAGCTTCCAGAAGTTCCACAGCTATTTGAGTCTGACACTGTTGTTGTCGTAAAGGATAGCAAGGAAGGCTGGGCTAAGGCACTACGCCAAGTCATTGCCTTGCTGTACAGTGGTGAGATTCCTAAGTGGGATGTGTCAAAGGTACGACCCGCAGGTGCACGCTTGAAGACATTCGGTGGTAGGGCATCTGGGCCTGCACCACTTGTCGATCTGTTTAACTTTGTCATTCGGGTATTCAAAGAGGCACAGTATCGTAAGCTGTCTAGCATTGAATGCCATGACATTATGTGTAAGATTGGGGAAGTGGTAGTCGTTGGTGGTGTACGTCGCAGTGCTATGATCAGTCTGTCTAACCTAAGTGATGATCGTATGCGCCATGCTAAGAGTGGTAACTGGTGGGAGAACAATCCACAACGTGCATTGGCAAACAACAGTGTGTCTTATACAGAGAAGCCTGATGCACTTAGCTTTATGCGAGAGTGGATGGCATTGGTTGAGAGTGGGTCTGGTGAACGTGGAGTATTCAATCGTCAAGCTAGCAAGAACCAAGCAGCAAAGAATGGTAGACGTGATCACAACTACGAGTTTGGTACTAACCCATGTAGTGAAATCATCCTACGTCCATATCAGTTCTGTAACTTAACAGAGGTAGTTGTACGTGCTACAGATACTTTGGAATCTCTTGAACGAAAAGTCCGTCTGGCAACAATTCTGGGAACAATCCAGTCCACCTACACCAAGTTCCCGTATCTGCGGAAAGTGTGGCAGAAGAACACCGAAGAGGAACGACTGCTTGGTGTGTCACTGACAGGTATTATGGATAACCCACTGACCACAACAAAGAATGCGGGATTGGAGAAAACACTTGGACATCTTCGTGGAGTTGCTATCGAAACTAATGGCGAGTGGGCTGATCGCCTTCATATCCCTGTTAGTGCTGCTATTACCTGCGTCAAGCCCTCTGGTACTGTTTCTCAGCTTGTGGATAGTGCATCTGGTATTCATGCTCGTCATAGCCCTTATTACATCCGAACAGTGAGGGGCGATAACAAAGATCCACTTACGCAGTTTATGAAGGATCAAGGCATACCTAGCGAACCTGATGTATTTAAGCCGGAGCAGACTACAGTGTTTAGCTTTCCGGTTAAGTCACCAGACAATGCAGTAGTTACATCTGACTTGTCTGCAATTGATCAGCTTGAGATGTGGCTAGCATATCAGCGTAACTGGTGTGAACACAAACCATCTGTGACTATTAACGTAAAGAAAGATGAGTGGTTTGAGGTAGGGGCTTTTGTCTATGAACATTTCGATGAGATGTCTGGCGTAAGCTTTTTGCCATACAATGAGCATACATATCAGCAGGCACCATACCAAGAGGTAGGTAAGTCTGAATACGAAGAATTGCTTTCAGTCATGCCAAAGACTATTGACTGGGCCAAGCTGAAAGAGTATGAAGTAGAAGACAATACTGCTGCTATGCAAACACTGGCATGTTCCGGTGATAGCTGTGAGATTGTAGACTTAACTTAACGGTGGGGGCACTAGCCCCTACCACATTAAAGGAGGTACACCATGTCTGTACGTAAGCCGTTTAGCCGAGCACTGTATGAAGCCTATGATGGTAAAGCCAAAGATGCACTGATTGCATTGCTTGAGAAACGTGGTCACACAATCGTCAACGCAGAGGAGAATTACTTTGTAGATGTTGTGTCAAAGAAGGAAGGTTACACGTACTTCAACGAGGCAGAAGTGAAGACAGGATGGAAAGGCGATTGGCCAGACACATGGTATGACATTCGCATTCCTGAACGTAAGCAACGACTGCTTGACAAGCATGGTACAGAGAATGGTGTACTAAACTTTTATATCTTTTCTAATGATCTATCTAAAGCATGGCGCATCAAGGACACATTGCTTACACGAGAACGGTGCTTACCTGCAAAGGGACGGTACATTCGTGCAGGTGAATTGTTCTTTCATGTGCCATACAAAGAAGCTGAGTTAATCAATGTAGCATAACTTCCCTTAGCTCAACTGGATAGAGCAACTGCCTTCTAAGCAGTAGGTTGCAGGTTCGAGTCCTGCAGGGAAGGCCAATAACAGGAGACACAATGTACGTACTTGTCACACGAAACCAATGCAACTTCTGTGATCTTGCAAAGGAGATACTCAAAGGCTCTGGCATTATGTATGTAGAATACAATGTACAGTCTGGCAGTTCACGGTGGATACTTGATCTATTAAAGAAAGCAGGGTACACTACAGTACCACAAGTGTGGGACAGTGAAGGTAATCACATTGGCGGTTACACAGAGTTGAAAGAGAAACTAGTGAAGGAATTTTAAGATGGCAAAGCTAGCTGGTACAGCATGGAAGCCAGAACCTAGACCAAAGAAGACAGCACAAGGAGCAAAGAAGTCACGTATCAAGCTAAGCTCTATGAACAAGAGCAAGAAGCGTGGATATAAACCTAATAGAGGACAGGGCTAATGCAGCAATTAGATCTGTTTGATTCTGACGTTAAGTTGTTCGACAGTAGCGGATACACTAAGGTGTGTAAGTATTGCGAAAAGGATCTTCCAATCGAATATTTTCAGTTACGCTACAAAGGTTATGAACCAGATTCTACACAAGGCCGTAACCATATATGCAACAGTTGCTACAGAGAAGCAGCAGATCGTTTAAAACAGATAAAAAAGACAGCACCTGAAAAACCTGCTGATGATACGTGTGACTGTTGTGGTTCTACTGTAGAAACATTTTACTTAGACCACGACCATAAAACAGGACTATTCAGGGGTTGGGTATGTAGATCGTGCAATGTTGGTATAGGATTTTTAGGTGACGACATTGATGGTGTAACAAAAGCTTTGGAATATCTTAAGGTAAATAATGAAAAGTCTTGAATCGCCAGTAAAACAAACACGTAGCAGACGTAAAACTACGTACAAGAATGCCGATAAGAAAGAGACAGCGGAACTTGTACCACAGAATGAGCGACAAAAACATTACATTAATGCAATAGAGGAGAGTAGTCAGATCATTGTGCTTGGGCCAGCGGGTACTGGCAAGACATACATCGCAGCTACTAAGGCAGCTAACATGTACATCACCAAGCAGATTGATAAGATCATTATTACACGACCTAATGTAGCAGCAGGTAAATCTATCGGATACTTTCCCGGCACACTCGAAGAAAAGATGATGCCGTGGGTAATGCCCGTACTTGAAGTGCTACACTGGCACCTTGGCAAAGGAGCTGTCGAGACAGGCATAAAGAATGGTAACATTGAGATTGCACCATTCGAAACAATGCGAGGAAGATCTTTCACAGATGCTTTCGTAATCTTAGATGAAGCACAGAACGTAACGCCACACGAGATTAAGATGTTCTTGACACGTATTGGTCAAAACTGTACGGTCATTTTGAATGGCGACATATTTCAGTCTGACTTGTCAGAGACTAGTGGATTGAGTAAAGCTATTCACATGGTCAAGAAGTACATGCTTCCTGTGCCAGTGATTGAGTTTCAGGCAGAAGACATTGTTCGTTCTGACCTGTGTAAACAATGGATTATTGCCTTTATGAAGGAGGGCACATAATGGAAAAGAAACTTACACGTGCTGAACGGGGTCTAGGAAAGTATGATGCCCCACTTCGTATGCAATATGATAAGGGGTACAGAGACTTTAAACGTGGCAGAACACTTAACCCATTCCACCCCGACACTATGCAGCATAGAGAGTGGCAAAGAGGCTTTGATACAGCCTACTATGAGCAGCTAAAAAGAGTGCAGGAAAATGAAAACATTAGAGCAGGAAGCACAAGAGTTCCTAAAGGAGAAGTACAAAATGTCTGACTTCAATTCGTACCAACGTAGTGCTAAAGGCACAGCTATCTATCCCGATAAGTACAAAATATTATACCCCGCACTGGGATTAGCAGGCGAGGCTGGTGAGGTAGCTAACAAAGTTAAAAAGATTGTGCGTGATGGGCCAGAGAATATGCCAGAGGATTGGCGAGAACAACTTGCCAGTGAGTTAGGCGATGTGATTTGGTACTGTGCTGCACTGGCTAGTGACTTGAACATCTCACTTGGTCAGGTAGCTGGACAGAATCTAGAGAAGCTAGCACGACGACAACAAGCTAACACACTAAGTGGTAGTGGAGATAACCGATAAAAAAGTGGGGGCATTTAGCCCCCATTATTTTTGTTATTTATTGTATGCTTTTCTAAGTGTAACACCAATCATTGTTAGTGCTTGCAAGTCTTTTGCACTTGTTGGATCAGGCACTCTGTCAAATCTATCTACAAAGTAGTTAGTAGACAGCTTCCTAAACTCTTTGGGAATACGACGATACTGAACGATGGCATTAGTATATTCATCTTCTGCACCTACAGGTATCTCTTTCAAGTCTGTACGTACATCACGCACCATGCCACGAACAAGTGGTATAACGTTGTTGTTTACGTGCTCTTGTTCAGTAAAGTTTGCTTTGTACGTATCCGATTTATCTGCGTACTCTGCACGTAAAGTCTCTTCTTGTGACTGTGCAAACTCAGCAATAATAGGCAACACTTCCCTGATGTTTTTGTTTTCCCATCTTTGTACTGTGGGTACATCAGATGTACTACCTAGATCATATTCATTAAAACCTAGGCGAGTAAAGTATTCACCGTACTCTGCATCCTTAGTGCTTTGGTTAAGACCTAGTAACACACGTGCCATAGGATTAACACGCTGCTTACTTTCAGTGAATAGAAATTCACGTGAAGGCATCTCTGCTTCTTCTTCTGCGGTAGTAGCAATGCCCCTCTGTTCAAACGGTCTTTTAACTTCGTTGAAGAACGTTGTAAGACCATCAAGTGTAGGATCTTCACGTACATCTTTGTACTCAAGACCACGTTCACCTACCGCACGTTGCGATTCAATAAGCTGTGCAAAAGGTACTGCCCATGTGGACAAATATTCCCCTAGCACTCTGCCTGTAAGCTTACCTGTAGCTTCACCCTTTGTTAGATCAGTACCATCTGCAAGTGCTGCTACCTCTTCTAAGATAGCAT